TTGCCCTGATTTTCGTCCTCAAGGGCAAACATCGTCTGCGCGGTACCACCGGCTGTAGCATGCACTCGCACCTTTCCTGTGGACATTATTTCGACAAGATGTCCGGGCGTGATTCCAGCGTTAGCGGTGTACTCTTTGATAATGGGCGTACCCAGTATCGATATGGTTTTGTAAGCCATGTTCAATTTCCTCCTTGAAATTGATTCGTATTAGCTTTTTCCTTGCTTGTCTTAGGCGGTTTTTGTCTCCTTTCCTTCGACCGGCGAACCACTCAGATTGTCCCATACCAACGGTGCGGCAGGGATCTCGTTGTCATCTTCGTGCGTCTGTACGCCCGGAGCCTGACCAGCGTAATCGACTTCTACGTTTCCCAGCTCCGTCATACCTTCCAAGTCCTCGATAGTCATAGAACGCAACTTGTCCTCTGCGAACTTGTTGCGATCATTGGCGAGCAGCGCCTTGACGAGTGTGTTTTTGACTGCTGCATCCCGGGCAATTGAGCGATTGAGAACTTCCTGCATCTCAGGCGGTGCCTTTGCAACGTACTCCTCGAGCGTGACAGGCTTACCGCCATCCGTGGGATCAGCCGGATTGGAGTTCGGCTCGGGCGGCGCATTGTCGACAGGCTTAGGCGGCTCTTCGTCAGGCTTTTTCTCCGGTGCCTTCACTTCAGCGACTTCGAGTTTCTCTAACTGACACTCGCTGAGTTCTGTCAGCCACTCCTTGTCTTCATCGGTGAACTTCGTCCGCTCACAAGAGATGAGCGCTGTCACCATTTCTTCTTTTTTCTTCACGTTGTCCTCCTTGACAGTCGTGTCTTCTGTTTTCTTTATACCAGCACTTTGTATTACTGGAACATATTTTGTTTCTTCTTTCACTTCTTGTTTGTCGCTCGCAAGTGTAATGTTACCTTCTGAGTCTGACGTGTACGCACGTTCGTATAGCTTCTCGGGACCGCTCGGCATACCGTCCGTGTACTCAGTGATCTCATATATCACACGATTGTCGTACACTTCCCTTACCCAAACGCCGTAACCATCAGGTTCCGCTTCCACCAAAGCCTCTCTCAGTTTCTGTCGAATATCTTCGTGACTGGCTTCGTTAGGAGTGAGTTTGATATTTGCCGACAACCAGTCTAAAGCTCTGCGAATTAGCGATTTATTCATTGGCATTTCGCTTCCTGCAACGTCATTGTCGAATAGTATGAGTCTATCTTCTTTGGCTTTATTGGCACGTATACCGCAACCATCATCCCAAGAGCATGCGCCGTCCTGTCCGCCCGGCAGCAACGCAAGATGATCAGGTCGGAAGTCTTTCGCTATGCCTACATAAGCTTCCCCGTTCCAATCGCCCGGAGTCATATCGTGCTCCATGTACATGCCTGTAGAAACGTCCAGCTCAGTACCCGTTCGAATGCTTGCCACAAGACCGGGAGAAACTTTTTCGGCTTTTTCAATGTTGATCCAGACTTCACCTTTGAGTTTCGAACCATCACTCTCGAAATGAACATCAAATAACGTGCCTACGGATTGTTGCTCTATCACTTCAGGCGTATTCGCCGAAGCCGGTTCGCCTTGAATATCTACCGGATGAAATACAGGAACAGGCACACCATTCCACGTTTCAGCATGAGCAGCTATTTCTTCCGGTGAATAATACAAAGCGCCACCAGTGCCAGTATGCACTCCTTCTACTAACAGCACTACAGGAGCGACAAGATACATTTTACCGTCAAGTGTCTCATCTCTCAAATTGAGATGTTCAAGTGTTGCGAGTATATTCTGTCTCATCATCTTCTCCTTCTTGCTTGTTGCCGCTTCGAATCGTCCTTTATGCCGTTTACAGTGAGCACGCGCCACAGCCGCAGTCCATCTTGTTTTCGGATACCTGTATGCTTGATCCTGCCAAGTGCCATCCGACTTCCGACCGCGAATGACACTGTATGTCTTCTTGACGGAAGCGGAACGTCGTGATACCCTTGCGAACCGAGTGAAACTACCCGGTGGACGTAAGCGTCATGCATGTTCATTCGGATAGGGCATTATTGTCTTCCTCCTCTGCGACCTTTCAGTGAACAACGAGCGAGACGACGATAGTGATCGACTGCGAGTACGGCATAGATTTTATAGATCAAGTAACACTGCATTGTGAAAAGCATATCGATGATTCCATCCCATGTGATAGTGGTAATAATTACGGTCGTTTCAGGGTCTCCATAATTAGAACATTCATCCCAATCCTCTTCATAGTATTTATGATTGATTTCGGGAACTACCATCATCTTCTCCTCCGTGTTTCTTTCTCTATTACGACTGGCAGTACATCACACCTGCAATTTGGATGAACAGGTATCATGCCTTCGACCTCATTTAATGTGAATACCCGACCTTCCATACCAGCACAAATCGAACAGACATTGAAACCTGCCGTGCTCCATTCGGCCTTCACCTCTACCATCATTTCCGCGGCTGCCTGTCTCAACTCGGCTACATTAGCCAGATGGTGAGCGCGAATAACTTCAGTCCTTGCTATCATCCGCGCTCGAACTTTGCCAATCTTGTCAATGCGATGACCGACATCTTTGTAAAGTTCTCTGGCTATCACGACCGGACTTTTGCCTTCTGCTATACCCCTCGCAAGACCTATCGTCAATCCTTCAGCTATGAGCCGTCGAGTCTCTGCATTCATAATCTGCGTGACAGATTTCAAATCTTCGAATGTTCTCGTATATGCCACACCGACACGATCAGCATGAAACGGCTGCGTCATGATACTATCGACACCGCCCGGAGTTTCGTCGACTGATCTGACATCATAACCAGCTCTGCGCAATTCAGTACGCCCGTGTATAACACCACGAGCATAAGCTGAATAAATGTATCTATCCGTCCAAGCTTCCTCTATGCCGCCACGCAATCCCCCGGGTCGTCTCGTAATCTCAAGAATGCCTATCCGTTCCTGTTCTTCAAGCCAGTCCATGAAAGCATCGACTTTACTGGCTGCACGAGGAAAATCAAAAGCCTTGAATCCGGTGGCTGTGAGCACAATAATGTCAGGTTGTATGCCGAAACAATCTTGTTGCACAATCGAAATGAGAACATCACGCTTGAGCGCATTGAATCGCTTATCCATGTCTCTCATAAAAGCGTGACGCAGTGTAGTAGTTCGAGTTGGGTCGAATTGAAATATGGCATTCACTCGAAGCACAGCGGGATCCTCATTCTCTCTTGCTTGGCAATCAGGGCAGCTCTCGCCCAATGTCACGGACAATCTATGCATTCTCACACCTTCTCATATCATAATGCTCTCGCAATTGTGTTATTGTCAGATCATATCGTGACTGCACCCTTTCTTTAGTCATGTTCATAACGGAGGCAATTTCTTCCATCGTCATGTCCTCGTAATGGTACAGGGCAAGGATTATCCTATCTGTCTTACGCAATCCTTTAAGCGCACATAGCATATTCAATGCTGTCAGTACATCCATCAGCGGTTTTCCACCTGCACGGTAAACGTTCGTTCGTCTGTTCTGCTGTCACTGGTCACGATTTTACAGGCTATACTGTAAGACTCGCCCGCTGTACCACCGGAAAGCCAGATTGTCGTAGTCGTATCCGTCTTCGAAACAGAATCTTCTGTGATGCCAGTAGCAACAGTCCAAGTTGCACTGGAAATTGTCTCTTCCTCGTTAAGATACGGTGGGTGTTCGGCGATATCATCGAGATTGTACCAATCAAGGACATAATCGAGAACGGCATGCGGGTCTTTTCGAAATGTCTGAATCTTAGTAGCCATACTCGCTTATCTCCGTGTAGGCTTTATCCTGCTAACTGACGTTTTCACAAGCATCTCTCTATCTGTTGATCGCACTTGCGTTCCTCTACTATCTGTTCGCACAATAGCAGAAGTATTATTCTCGTCAACAACAATTGTGCGCGGATCGACTTCAACGGTAAGAACTCTATTGTTCGCTGGAACGATCTGCGTTCTATTGTCCTGATCTACGAGCAAGAGTCTGCCATCAACATCGACAACCAAAATCCTGCCGTCAGCATCCACCGGAATTGATCTGTCATCTTCATGCACGATAAGTCCTCTGTCATCTTCCTTGACAATAACTATCCTCTTACCGGGCGGCGTTACTTTGCGCTCGCCCGGTTGAAATCTCTCGTCTCCGGGACGAGGTCTGAAGCGTCGGTCACGCGGCATATACGCCTCTACCTATCGGTATTATTCTTACCGAACCAGAACACGAATCCACCGAATATGCCTGTTTCTTTGGTTTCCGAGTTGTAGACAATCGACAAGGTAGCGCCAATAATCTCATTCTCGTCTGTCAGCACGTCACTAAAATAATAATCCGCGCCAAGCGAAATCAGTGGAGACTTGGTGTTGGCCGAGTCGGCCACAGCATCATCAGTGAAGTACGTCTGCTGATATGCTATGCCGGTTCGCGCCATAAGTCGGTTCATGACCAATACTCCAAATTCAGCACCAACCTCGAAACCCTGAGTGACTGAGGGTTCTATGGCACCCCCGCCCTTCAGCAAGACAAATGTTGTCTTAGATGTTTCGGTTACGAGCTTTCCTTGCGCCCATCCGGTGAGACTACCATCTGCACTGCGATAGCCTACTCCGGTACACGTCTGCATGCCCATGTCGAGAGCCATTACCGGCGTAGCCAGCAATAGCATCAGACAGATTGCAAGTAGTACGTTTTTCATTCTCATGTTACTCTCCATCCTCTGGATATTGTAGGTTTCTCATTTCGTTCGACCTTTCTTTACCAGCGACTTCAGGCCACTGGGCAGTATGAAGCTGGCTATTGCCAGTGTGATAATAGCGCCCCAGTCTGGATACAAAAGCTTTGCAGAAATTCCGAATGCTACCGCGAAAGCGATTACTTTTGTCTTCCATTCGGTGATTTCCCAAGCCGTCCCCTTAAACTCTCGCTTCAAATACTCGACGGCCAGCAAAACGACCCCGGATACGAGCGCAATCTGCTCGACGCTTACGCCGAATAATGTGAGCAATTCTGTTTCCATAAAACCTCCCAAATTGAATTACCACGGTTCATCTCGATAAAAATATGCGCTATCATAGACTGTCGGCTCTGTTCCATGCAGATAGATGATCTTACCGACCAAGCTATCAGGTCCGAGTGACGGATCTATGATAATCGCACTGTCTTTGTTAGTAAGACCGCCTTCCGGGAACAGCCGATAATAGCAACCGTCACAGGCTCCCCAATAATAGGCAATGTCAAGTACGTCTCCTTTGACGGTAGTAAGCATAGTCAAAAGTGAATCTGTTCGTTCGTTGTAGAGTGAGTCGCCTAAGGCTGTACGTAGTTCGTTGTCAGTCAAAGTTGACAAGCCGGAAACATCTGCTTTATACTCCGTCGCGTTATCCTGCAAGGTTGTGTCACCAAGGACGTTCGCCTTGATTTCCTTCACCTTCACAAGATCAGTTTCCGAATCAAAGTCATTCAACGCCGCAATAGTAGCTTCCAAAGCGAGAGCAGATACATCGGCTGTCACCAGATATTGTGCAGTATCTCTCACTGCTTTGATAGCCGTATGCGCTGTATCTAACTGTTGGGCCAGAGTAAGGGCAGAAGTGAAAAACAGTTCAAAGAAATATCTCATACTGGCGGTGTCATACACAGTAGAATCAATTACGCCGGGCAGTAGATTGACCCGAACTGAGTCGGCGGCCATGCGAGCAAACAGAGTAGACAGATCAGGAAATGTTGAATCGGTAGCTGGATCGAATGTAGAGAAACCGGTTGCCTTGAAAGCATCCTCATTGCTGCCGTCAGTAAATTCAGCATAGACATCTTGGGCAATGCCTGTTGTATCTGCTGTTATGAGATATTCTGTAGTATCTCTCAAAGCAGTTACGGAAGATTCAAGTGCATAGCTCGAATCACGCGCTGTGGCAACAATAGCCCATTCGCCGATGCTTACCGCTTCTGATTCACCGAAATATACCCACCAGCCAGTCCAGCCATCGGTGCTGTCATTCGTACATGTATGAGCATATTGATAACAGCCATCCCACTGCAAATCCTCTGCCGTCACCGTTGTTGAATCGACAAGCGTGGCATTGTTGAAAATATAGAGCCATGCACTATCAGCGTCCGTCGCTTCGTTGTTGATCGAGTACGAGCCTGAAAAGATGATGCTTTGATTTTCGGCAGCATCCACTATCATGGCCAATAGCATCAAAATCAGTAATATGACGAGGAACTTTTTCATAATTCGTTCACTCTTTCAAAAATGGATACAGTGCTGGCGGTTCACCTACGGTGTAAGTAAAAACCCAGAAAGGTTGATTGGAGCTATATTCTGTCGAGCGAAAGGCTACATCAGGATATGAAGTGTCTTCCCATAAGTAAATACCCTCTTCATTTTTTGTGCCCTCATACCAAGCCTGTGCAATAACATTTGAAACAATCCAGCCATACCAGACACCATTATCGCCGTTCGTGGTCACACTTGATTCTTCTGTTGCTTTTCTATCTGCTCCCGTACCGTCACCACTGTTATCAGTGCCTTCGTCATCTCCGTTATTACATCCTGCCGTAGCCCATTCTTCATCATCATTTGACCAATCATTCCATGTTGCCACACCTTCGCCTACAGGCGCATCAGGAGGATCAGTATCATCCAAAGATCCCTCGCCCCAAGGCTTGAAGCCTACAAACGCTCGAAGAGTAACTGCATCAAAATCGTAAGCGGCGTATAAACTACAGATACATGACGTTATCATAGCATCGGGACCAAGTTCAGAAGCCACATTTTTGACTCTGACAAGAAGATTTTGGTTATCACCTACACGAAGCCAGTCAGAGCCACCGTAGTTTCTGTTTCCATACCATTGAAAAATATAAGTATCCTCAACATTAGTCGTACCATCAATCGTATGCGGACTCGCATTGTGCCAAATGGTCGCATTCGGATACGCTTCGTGGATGATCTTAATCTTCCTCATCTTGATATATTCGATGCAGTATATCTTGCTGTTTTTCTTTACCCAACGATGGTTGACGGTCATGCCCTGCAACGTATCACTTCCGGGAAAGTGCAGACGTGATGCTGCAAGACCGAATACATGCTTGCCGATCCGCTTCAGTATCCTCTTGTTGACGTTGCCTACACCAATGTCAGCATTATCGATATTCGCCGACAGAGTATACTCCATCACGTTGCCGAGTGCAATATCCAGTGAATCAGCACGTTGGTTGTAGAGTATCACTGCCGAATCGAGAAATGCCGGTTTGAAAAATATGCCATGCTCGACACGTGCCTTCTGTTTTCTGATTCGATAATCAACACCCGGAAACACCCCAGTCCATTTGATAATGTTCGAGTCAACTGACGGCGTGCTCCAGCTTGGCGCACCCTCTACGTCGATCCAGTTCCACGTTGCTGTATTCAACCAGATCAGTTTGACGGGGCGTTGCGTGATAGTGTAGGTCGTGTCGTTGTGTTCAATCGTTATCCGAGAGATACCATTAGGCAATACATCGGTTTTCATGTAGGCGTGTCTGGCGGTCATCGTGTCACCAATCAGCACAAAGTCATTTTCTATCTCAGCCCAAGATGTATCAGTCGAGTAGTTCTGAATTGGATCGCCGATACGAACCTGAAATGTCGTATCGTCAAGCTGCCACTTCTGGAAATCTACTGGCGTTTGAGCCAGACATACCGTAGTCAGGCAGAGCCAGAGAATGATTGTCAGGTATCTCAAGAGAATCTCCTAATCTATCGTATAAGTGACTCGTACACCCACGTCGGTTATATCTGCATCCGGCTCTGCGTTAAACCGTATGTAAATGCACTTGTTCACGGCTATGGTGGCATCGTCAAAGCCGGACGTGATCTCCGTTGTGCCACTGGTCGTGTTCATCTCGTCTATTACCGTTCGATTAGCATTGCCGATACGGGCGTCAGCCCACATAAGATCAAAGTCCAGTTCTGTAGTTGGGTCAGCATCGCAGGTTACATCGATACGGGTGACCGTGATCGCCACCGGAGTCCTCGGATCAATTCCTATCAGTATCGAATCGGCAACCCAGAAGGAATTGGGGTTCCATATAGTGAAAAGATAACGTGGCTCCGTTTCCAACTTGTCTATATCATCAGAGTTGTCATTAACTTGGTTCGCCCACGCTGCCACCGAGTCAGTATTGGTGTTCACTTCATCAGCCCAAGAAGTGAGACTATCCTTGGCTTCATTAACCAGTGGACTATGGGTAGTCGCTGAATCTCTGTTGTCGTTAATTAGATTCGCCCACGCCGTCACAGAGTCCTCATGTTCGTTGACTTCGTTTGCCCACGATGTTAAGGAATCTTTTGCTTCGTTTACTAACGGACTGAAAGCAAGAACCGAATCTCTGTTATCATTCAGCAAGTTATTCCATGCGTTTACTGAATCGTATGCTTCAGTCCAGAGACCCCACATTGGAATATCAGTCGAATCAATATGTAGAGAATCATCACCGACGTCTGTTGTTTCAAGACCCCAACCCGCATTCACATTTGCACTATCGAGCCAGTTGTATTGATACCCAAAGTTCCAAGCGTCTATCTGCGCACTGTCTGTAGGCGGTGCGCCTCCACCGCCTCTCGTACCAGAGACAAACCCCCTCAAGTCCAGATAGGTAGAACCGTCCTCAAGTGCTTGGACCTCGTCGTTTTGAATGATTACGCCAGCAATCAAAAACCCTGTAGTATGGAATGCTTCAGGAATATCAGTCGGCAGCATATTGTACTTGTCTTGTTCTGCCGATTCACGAGTTAGATATGTATTCGTGCCAGCTTGTATATTCATGTAGAGCTTATATTGAGTCGTGTCCTTGCTGATCGCTCCCCATATCACAACCCAAAAGTAATGAGGAACGCCGATAGCTTCACCTGAAGAATACTCAGCAAAGTTGTCCAAGCTATCCCATCGAGCGTAGTTGCTGTCGTTGTAAACAGGCACATATAGAAATACATCGTCTGTGTTGACAGCCGGAATGAGGCACTCATCAGGGCCACTATGCAGGAAGCCCCGTGTTGCCGCAAAAGACTTTGATTCGATTGTAGGTGCTATGCCTACGTGATATGTGGGATGATCTCCATGAAATGTCGAAGTCAGTATGATTTTGTAAAGAGATGGCTGGTCAGCGTTAAAATATCGAACTTCTTCGTCTGCACCGCTTACAGCACCGAGACCTACGTTTGCTATGAGTATCATACTGTCAAGAAAATCGCCTCTGCTGCCGAGTTGATCTTCTGTCGCATGACGTTTTAGCGCAGGAGAACCGCCATTGTAAGTGAGGTAGACGAAGTTTTCCGTCAATGTTGTTGCACTGCCGGCAGAAATTGCAAGTGATTCAGGTAACGCCCACACATATTTCTCTACGTCACCACCATCGCGTCCACCTTCACCGTCAGACGATAACCAGACATCTACATCTTGTCCCGGAGTATATTGATTGTCTACAACGAGATAGCATGTGCCTCCTGTTGCTCTAACTGCAATATCAAGTTCGTCTCGATAGAAACCACCACTTAGAAAAAGAGAATTGAAATCACGAGTCGATGAATCTGCTACTTTCGCAGTTTCCGCTCGTGCGCCACCACCAGTACAAGAATCAGAGAGTGCTACATGCGTTATCGCATTCACCGCGAATGCTTGCCCGTACAGTAGCAGACATACCACTACAAATGTGAATATCTTACTCAATTAGAATCACCTGCCCTGCTATCACCGGTGTATAGTAGATCAGCAACTTGACTTTGTTATCATCGTGTATCTCTGCCGATTCCTTGGTGAAGAATATTGCGTAACTCCCAACATGATCCTCACCGGGAGTGAATCCCACGGGTGTCAGTTTCCATCCCGTGTACTCATTCGGATGCACCGGATCAGCAAGCATATCTTTCACGTCATCGGTCACGTCGATATGCAGAGTATCTATATAGTGATACCCGCTTGCATCAAGAGCTAAGTGCCCCCAACCAGTCGGGGTAGCATTGATGTCCGTCCCTAATCCGTTACACCCTTCAACATTCCAAAGTTCTCTCTCTGCCTCAATAGCAAAGACACTATCCATATATGAGCATTCGCCGTCTGTTGCATCGTCATCATTTCCAACACCTTCTCCCCATTGAACAAGTATCTGATTAACTTCTACACTCACTGTGTCGGCACTAATAGTATCACGACCACCAACAATGAATGTAGTCCTGACCTCATAAGCCACGGCTAAAAGTATGGCAGAATCAACATCTTCAGCCGCCACAGGGCAACCGCTTATATCAAAATCAATCAGAGGGTACTCGTAATAATCAATGAACTCAGCATTTGTCCATCCAACGTCGGCATAGCCCGAACCACCATAGTTCTTAAGTTTGTAACTTGGATGTTCCCCACCCGCGATATATGTGTCAAACACCTTGTCCGTGCTATCGGCACCAGTCAGGATATAGACATCGGCTTGTGCCGGACTACCAATGAACAGACAGAGTAGGGCTGCAATGAATAACAGAATCAAGAGTAGCGTGTAGTGGTTGTCGAATTTAGTTTTCATGTTGTATCTTTATGTACAAACCAATCTCGAAATGGTCTGTGTTTCATGCACCACCAATAATAAGCACTTAGTTTCATGTTCTCTTCTTTTGCTCTTTCTGGATCAGTCAATAAAAGTGTGCCATGTATATTCATAACATATCTTCCCATTCTTGTTTAGTTGCCATCATATCCTCTGAATGAATTTACTACTACAATCCTCGTGACTTGCCCGGGAGTAAGCCTGTGATATTCCATCCATGGAAAGGTTTGCATTTCCATTGCTATCATCTTACTCCCGGGTCTTATAGCCAAAAGCTTCTTGATCACCATGCTCAATATAATATATCGAAGCTTCAGGCAAAAGGCTGCCGACAATTTCATACGAGCATGATGATCATAATGTGACATGGACTTTAACCTTTGCAACAGTTATGGCGTGGGTATTTCTCCTTCCGATAATGGATTTAGGTTACAGGTACTTCCTCACCCGCAGGAACTACGGGCACTTCTTCTATCTTTTCTTCTTCCTTGAGCATGGTATCCAAAATTTCATCTATCTGCTTGATCTCTTCATCTGTCAAATCCAGCACCTTCTTATAAAACATCTCAGGCGGTACGATCATATCAGCACCGGGAGCATTGGCGTAGTTCTTGATGGACTCCGAACGTATCTTACCAATGTCAGCCTTCTCCTTGTCTCCGGGAGCGAGCAAATCAGGCCATTCAATTGTATAATCATCTTTGGGTGTTGGCAAGACACCCAAAGTAATCAAACGATCCACGCATGGCCGCAATATCATTGGCTCACAATGTTCTATCTGCCGTGCCTCAATTACTGCCGCCCAAGCTACCTTGTCTTGTGTGGAAGCCAATTCACCACGTTCGGAACCGAGCAAGATACGTTTTGGAATTCGTGTTGCTGCACAGATCAAATCTATTTGTACATCAATGTGGCTACTCGGATCTGCTACCTGTACAGCCAAATCTTCGACAGACATACCACGCAATCTGATGAACCTCTTGAGTCCATGCATGTATTCTTCGAGTTCGTCTTGTAGATCACTCAGATCTTGTTCTCCGAGACTATGACCTTCATCCAACTTGAAACCGTAGCCCGGAAATGCACCACGCCAGAACATCTCTGCACTGCCGCCTGCCAGTTTCGCTAAATCATACAACCTGTTGAGAATTGGCCGAAGTCGAGGTTGTCCCTCTACGTCATCTTCAAGACAATCTTCTGCAACATGCAACACACGAGACCAATGTACCTTCGAAGACAAACCCGCTGCCGCACCTGTACCAAGAGACTTTCTCGTAATGTCATATTCCACTGGTCTTCCATATCGCTCATTCTTAGTGTCCAACTCGTATGTTGACATTGTTGCGTTCGCTTGAGTATAAGGCATCAGATAAAGCAATTGTCTGGCTCTGGTGACTTCGGTATTTTGTTCTCCCTGATCATCAAATCCGAGAAACAGAACGGCGTATGTGCCGAGTGATGCCATTCTGTCTATTCGTGAGAAATAATGAAATAGCTTACGATCTTTAACAAGCTTAACCCATGCCTTCTCAAACGCAGTTTCTTCTTCCTGACCTTCCGAAAGAGTAGGGGGCTTACGCCATGACTCTCTCACAGGCAAGTCCACTATCGCCCCGGCAATATCCTGCCTGTAATACTTACCCTGATAATCCGTAAATGATGGGGTTTCGGGATAGCCAAGAGCAGTATAGAGGTCCCTGTCATCACCGTATGACTTGCCAAGGCGTGCGGCAATACCAGCCCGGACATTCAAAGCAGACATGAGCAATAGTCTCTGGTCATCCTTGCTCAAACCTGCCAAGGCGTTCGGTTTCTTTTTGGCGGTCTTTTTTCGCGATGTAGTTTTCTTTTTTGTGATCTTGCTCTTATTGTCTGCCATGACTAAGTTCCGTACTCTAAAATATCATTTGCTTCTGACAAGCTCAAACCTTCCTTGGTGGTAAGCTGCCAACGCGCAAAGTTCTCAAGTCTCTGTATGCATTCGCCCTGTGCCTCAACGGTGTCATCGAGTGATCCTATACTGTTCTCAATTCTATCCCTTGTTTCTTTGCATTCAGTTCTGCGAACATACACAGGCTCAGCACCGGGATTCGTACCTTGACCATGAAAAGCATTCCAACTCTTTTGTAACTTGTCAAGAGCTTTGGCATTTGCAGAAGCCCGCGCTCGCAATGCACCGTATCCAGCAGCGACTCCGAGTAGGCCGCTAAAGAACGTCAACAATGTCTTAAGATCAAATTCCATGTTGTCAGCTCTTTCTTAATGCAAGACGCTCAGTTTCCTTAACAATTTCATTTTCAAGCTCACATAGCAAACCACGTGTTGTTGCTCTCTTGAATGCTAAATCACACATACGAGATTCAATTTCCGCATGAGTACGCAATTCAGATTCATCAAAAAGTTCCAAGCGTTTGATTATGTCATAACGTACAACATACGCTAATGAAAAGAAAGAATACACAAGTGTCTGATTACTCATTTTACGTCCTGTTTTCGTCATCGCCGTCCCCACGTTCCCGCAGCTTTTTGCTGAGTCATCATATAGAACGCACCACTTAAGGCGTCCACCTGATCGGCTACACATTTACTGCTGCCGTCGAAATTGTATAACTCATTCAGAAAATCTTTATTCCAAGCACCTCGCAGAATTTTGATATTGCCGACCTTAGCCTGTGACGATACAGGCTTCGCACGTGTGGCTTTACTTTCATGCACTGTGTTAATCTCAACAGTAAAACCTTCAAGGTTACGAACTTGATCTTGCGCTTCTGCCTTCCCTGCTTGGCCGGGGTCTTGCTCAATACCTATTTCAATACGGCGACTATCCTGTGTAGCTATATTCTTGATGCTTTCTTTTACTTCAGGCGGATTCTTTCTGAATCGCTCGACATCCATCACGCAATAAGTACCATCATCGCACTTGCGCAATAACAGACCTGCTGTCCATGAGATTCTACCTTTTGCTTCTTGCTCGGCTTCTGTGCCTGCTCGATCCCAATAACGAATTTCACGCACTGGCGGTCTTGCAGCATCAACTATCGAAAACCACGACTTTTCAAAAAATTCACCTGCTGTTTCCTTCACGTCCCAGTTGCCCTCAAGCATACGAGCACGTTCCGCATGAGGAAGCGCTTCAAGCCTTGTTAGATATTCGGGATTCTTATCCATCAAGATTCTATTGTCGGTAATACGTGAAGGAATAAAAGTAAACGACGTTGGTTTAACATGATCACCAAACTGTTCAACAAGTTCTTCTGGTGAATCTGCCCATTCACGAGCATCTTCAATCATCACAAAATAGCGGACAATACCTGATCTACTGTAAATAGGACACCCATCATCGCCTATCCACCAGTCTAACCAATCCCTTAGCCAATGATCCGGTGCAGGATTACAAGTAGCCCGAATATGAGGACGAACATCACACATAGAACGATTGCAGGACATCAAGAAAATGAATTGCCGTTCTGTGAATGATTCAACCT